CGGCAAGATTTGTTCTACAATCTGCAAACCTTCATCTTGAGTTTTAGAATAGATATAAAGAAATATTGTTAAATTATATGGCGTCGGTGCATATTGAGTACTAGAAGTGGTTATTCCATCTAATGATCTAGTTTGTTGTATTGGACTAACCTTTCGATTGGGGTCATAGTCGATAGAAACCATTTCAAAACCCATTCTTGGCAATATTACCTGCACACTATTTTTATCAACATCTGGTTGTTGATTAATTTTTGCCAAAAACTTTTGCTTAGGTGAGTAAGAAAGAGGTACTCTTTGAATATAGGTAGTGTTGTTGGGACCTTTTTTTTCTATAGTAATATTATTAAACATATTACCGAAAGCCACAATAGACTTTCTTATAGTGCCCCAATAAAATCTTTGATCTAACATTAAACCTCTCCGAAAGGATTACGTTCAGAAAAATCTAAAACAGAATCCTTTTCTCTATCGTACTTTTCATTATCTGCAAGAACAAGAGGTTTATTTGAAGTATATCCTTCCTGAAGCATCGGAGTTAATTCATTAGCTTCACTTAATAAGCTCTCTCCATTTTCTTGCAGTAATTCAAAATTATCTATACTTAAATCATATCCTGCAGCAATTTCATCTATCTCTGCCACACCCGTATTAAAACGCTCATTAGAAAACTGCATTAATTCACAATATAATTTATAGGTATATAGTTTGCCAATCTGATAAAATGGATCATGCCCTTCTACTTTTCGAATCTCAAAAATTCCTTTGGTTAATGGAAAATATATTAGATCGCCCTCGGCGGGTCTTTCAGGTAAAACCGAATTACCCGTATTACCTATAATATTTCTCCACCGTTTTCTTGCAACAATAAAGTTTGCCGAATCACGTATTTCTAAACCAAATTTAGTTAGTAATTCGCCGTCTCCCTGAAACCCATTTACATTTTCCATATACATTTCAATGGGATACGCATTCTCATAATAATTTCCGGAATCTTCAGTTAAAATATCATCATAATTAGAAGGCTTTCTCGGAAGATAATATACCTCAAAACCATAAATCTTCATAGATTCAATTATAAGATCTTCATAGAGATTCTGTTCAGAACCAATTCCTATGCTCTTACCGGATTGAAAATATGGATTAATTGTTGGCATAAAAACTATTGACTTTCTATTGACCAGGTGTTAGAATTACTATGTACCCTGTTAATAATTACCCTGTATAAAAGTTCACAGGTAATTCGAAGCTAGATTGCATTTCATCTTCAATCTGTTTTAGTTCCTCTAAAGCTTCGTCGTATATTTTATCCGCATTAATTGTTACTCCTCCAGGAAGTTGTACTCCGGAGAACTTCTTCAAATTCTCTCCCCATTGTCTTTTCAACAAGGCAGTAGTATACATCTTTAGAAATCTATCATCGTATACATCTCGATATGTTTCTGGATCTAAAATTCTATAAGCTTCAACTATGATATAATCTCCCACATCTAGATTATCATCCCAACTCATATCTACAAACAATCTATTCATATGACGATTGAATCTTATTGGTTTAGTTCCCGATAAGATTTGACTTAAAAGTTCAATGTGTCTTTTAACTTGATAAAAATAAATTAAATCTGTCGACATTAAACTATAAAGATCATTAATCAATATTTGATACTGTAAACTAAATAAATTATTTCCTGTCGTTTTGTTGGTAAATGGAAATATATTGTTTACGCCGACGATATTATCATTTAATTCTATATAACCGTTCGCTAAATTTTCAGTAGTAATTTCATGCTTTAGATAAATTAATTCTACAGCATCGTAATGATATTCTCTGTAAAACTGAAACGCATCATCAATACGATCTTCAATTTGATCGTCATCTAAGTTAATTTCAATAACAGGATGCCCTAATCTTCTTAGGCAGTAATCTCTTAGTTGTTCTCTATTTGATACCTTAGACATTTGTTACTCCAGGATATACTGTTATTAAACCTTCTATTATTCTTTTTACTGAGGTATTACTTGTAGCTTCAACATCATATACGTATCTACCATCTTTTATGTTTGCTGTTTCTGCAGCAGTTAAAGATATTTGAACATTGCCGTTAGCAGCGTCTACTAAACTAGCAGAAAATGTAATAGCATTTGCGCTATAAAATGATCTACGCATTTGACTAGCAACAGTATACCCCACTAAAGATATAGGTAGCTTATTATTATCCAAATAATTAATATATTCGGTAAATGTTGCCCCCTTATCTATTACTAAATTTTTCGTAATTGCCATTTAGATTTTCCAAATGTTTTTATTTTTGATACCAGCTTGTGCCGTCACTAACTATGGTTAAAACACTATTTGTTTCAACTAATGTATTTGCTGCGGTTTTTAGATAAATTTGATTCGTTGCGCCCGTGGATTGTAATACTATTACATTCGAGTTAAACTTAAAAGTGACGGTTCTTCCTGGCCAACCATATTGTACATTTCCTAAACCCGATGCGCTGGTTATATTGAAGAAATCTCCCTCATTAGGAATAGTAATTACATTACTAGTTGATATAGTAAGATTAGAAGTAGGAAATATTGCAGGAGAACTATTCGACCAATTTTCAAAATGAACTCCATCCAACACAGTGGATGAACTAATACTTTGTACTGGCTTAGTGTCAATATCACTAAATCTAGCATTCTGTATAATTATGTTACTAACAAAATCATCATTTTTAACCCCAAACCCACTTTGTCTAAAAATGCCACCTATTATTGTAACATCCCCACCTTCAATTAATACACTTTGATCTCTATTGGCCCAACCCGAGCAGTTTACTAACTGCGTAGGTAAATTGTCCGAGGTATTAATATAAAATCCCTTTTCGTTACTGGCGGATTGGCAACCTGTTAATATGCTATCAGTAGATACACCTGTAACTAAAAATCCTATACTACCAGATGTTATGAAAGCATTTGCAGGAGGAAACTTTCCTGCCTCGGGTACATTATCTGCCCCGCACCCAGTAAGTTCACATGAATTTACGCTATCCAACCAAAATCCTCGATAGTATCCATATGAAAAACAGTCTGTGATTTTTCCCCAATCTACGCCATTTTGAAATTTAAAAGCTGTACCAATTCGTGTCAATGCGTTGCCGCCAGGATTGGGTGCCACTCCTTGAGCAACCTTTGCGATAGTTGCAAAAGGCCAGCAATGAACACGATTAATATAGGGGACGTCATATGCAGCATTAACTATAATGCCATTATTAGAATCAATATTACATTGAGTTACTCTCAGCCTTTGAACATTGTTGGCAAAAATTGCTTGATTAAATCCTAAAATCATAACATCGTTAATTGTTACATCGTCGCCTGCAATCACATTAGCAGCTGTTCCGCCAGGAGTTCCATTAATAGTTAATGCTGTACCTCTAAAAGAGGTAGGACTCATGTAATTCAAATTACTCTGAAGAATTAACATCTTAGAAATACTAGAGCCAGCTCTTAAATTAATAGTAGCATTGGCATCTAATCGTATTGAACTACCGATTGCATCATAATTAGTGTAGTAATTATAACCATTACTACCAATCATGTTTTGTTGACCCTCCAGATGACAACTTGGGCTTAATATTAAATTTGAGGATATTCGATATTTTTTATTACTAGATAATATTACCCTTCCTCCCGCCGGACCAAGGCTATTAATTGCAGCTTGAACTGCGGTAGTATCATCTCTAACACCATTTCCTAATGCGCCGAACGAATCTACAAAGGCAGTATTTGCCGCAACATCACTTAAGGTTGTTATAACCTTTCTTATCTGTTCTCTTTTAGCTTTAACAGTATCTGCTAAAGGTGTAGTTTGACTCTGTATACTTGTAACCATTCTAGTTTACCGTTGGTGTGTAGTCTATACCATTTTTAATTAACTCTTTTTCGACAGCATCCATTAATTCGTCGTTTATAGAATTAAATTTACCTGGTAAGGATAATATTAACTTGTCTTTTAATTTTTCTATGGTACCTTTTATACCATAAATTTCCAATGTAACCTTAGTTACATCTTCTAAATAATTTACTGCAATATTCGTCACATTTATTGTCATGAAAATCTCCCATAGAATACTCGATATGATATTAAAATCTCATCATCACCTGTAATATTAGTAAAATTTTTTCTATCAAAACTATGTTTTGCTACTATTTTTAAAGTTTCGGATTCTGCAACAAACGTTAAAAGTGTAGAACCCAAATACGATCCTGAACTTGGTTGTTTAATAACCCTTAGTACAGTAGTTCCTGCTGCATTCAATACATAACTTCCTGAATCTGCATATCCGCCATTTATTGATATAAATGGCAGTAAAAAATAATCATCAGTATTTATTAATGAATTATTGATTAAGATAATCTCATCTGTTCTCTCAACTCTAGTTGCACTAGGGTTGGACCCTAATATTGTGGGTATTGTAACAGTGCCAGGTATATTATAGATTATGTGAGGAATTCTTCTATCTAAAGAAAATTTAATATTACCTAAACTATCTGTTATAGTAAAATTGCCAGGTTCTAGTATTACACTCATTAATGTACTCCCAAATACTTCAAATCGCCATTAGTAGTTAATGTGGCATTTAAAGAATATATTTTAGTGTTATACTTATAAGTTATACCATCGGCAGAATTGGTTATCGTTTCCCCCTGAGGCCATACTATCAAATTATTATTTAATTGGACGGCCCCCGAGCGTTCATCATATAGACCTCCTACTAATGGATCGTATGTACTAGCATTGTCCAATGTTCTTTTTTGGTAATACCCTATTGTAATATAATGTATGGTTGCTTTGTACGTATCATAACCATATAAGGTTCTAACGTCAGAATATTTGTTTAAATAGGCAATAGGATTAAATGTAATTGTTTTGTTTCCTGTTTCTTGCGCATATCTTTGTTGTCCTGCAATAGGATCTGCGCCTAGTTCTTCTATTAGTGCAGGATAACTTGCAATATATCTAAGTGCGTCGGATTCGGATATATAAAATAAGCTTATAGGTAATGATCCTATAGTATCGTCCGGCAATCCTGGAATATTATTAATATAACTATTAGGATTTGCCGAGGAAGGAGTGGATATAATTTCTTCGTTTCCCTTTAAATTCAGCAAAAATAAGTATAAAGGCGTGGGAAAAATTGCATAGGTTCCGTTTGATTGTAGCTCAGCTTTGTATAATAAATTTTTACTGATTTCTATTCCGTATCCTAAATCCTTAGGTTGTTCTACGTAACCATATTTGCTTCCAGTTCTTTCCCAATTGTAATGTTTATATGTAGACAATTTAGTAATGAAGCCTGTAAAGGATTGCCCTTCTACAAAAAAATCAAAAAATCCTGTTCTTATGGGAGGCTTATCAACTAATAAAAGATTAATAAAACTGCTAGTGTTCATAGTACCTTCTTTAGAATAGTTTTCTATAAAAGGTCCTGTTACTGGTACATCTGAGGCTAAACTTTCTCTAGTTGCAATTTGAGTAAAGTTAGTTATTGCTGATCCTTCTAAAGTTTCTTTAAAAACTCTTAGTTCAGGAACCAATAAAGTTTTAGTAAATGCAAACGTAGAATCAGGAAAATATTGAATTGTATTTTTAAAAATGTAGCTATTTTCTGTGGTAAAAACATTACCCATTGTTGCTACATTAGATGATAAATTTATTAAATATTTTGACATTTTAAACTAATGTTACTGTTGCATCATTGTTGCAAATAAGTAAAGTGTATCTTCTAGTCAATGCGCCCAAAGGAACATTTCTTACTAAATAATTTTCTTTAATATAAATGTTTTGGTTGTCCATCATTAAAGTTGCAGTCCTATAAGAATTATTATCTAGATTTTGCACAAACATATTTGATCCTATTATCTCTCGAGTGTCATAATCTATAAGTATAGCAGCGGGGACATACCCCAAAGAATGATTAGTTATAGTATGAATTATTGACCCTGTTTTAGGATATGCCGCTGCACTTTTACCTTTGCTATTATTTGGATCAGTATTTAATTCGATTAAAGGATATGATTGCACAAAATCTACTTTGGACACTATATTTAAGTAACTAAATCTAGTATCAAAATAAATTCTACTTAAATTGGCAGTCGGATTATTCAGAGGAGTATTACTTCCAGTTTGCCCAACTGGATTATTAAAGATAGAAACAATTTTTCTACCCGAAACTGTTCCCGCCCATAAAACATTAGTTGACATCTTTTAGCGCACTATTCCTATAAATTACTGATATTTTTTGTTTAAATGAAAACGTTAAATCTTGTATCGTAGAGAATCTTCCTGCCATATGATGTAAAATTTTGTTCGCACCTAAATATATTGCTGCATGATTAGGAACGGGACTACTTATCTTTATAATTAGTACATCATGTTTTTTAATGTCATTTACTTCTTCAAAAGAAGATTTTTTTGCATTTTCTAAATAAAGATTTTCTCCGCTATTCCACCATTCCCAATTTCTTTGTATGTTTGTCGGCAAATATATACCGAAGTTATTTTTATAGTAATCTCTCACTAAAGTATAACAATCAAAAAGTCCATGTAAAAAAGGTCTGTTTTCATACTCATGATTTTCGAAAAAACCATTTGGCATAAAAACTTCTGAAAAATTTTTAGATGAACCAATAGTTACAAAAATAACTTTAGAAGCATTCATTTCGTTTCGCTCTTCTAAAGTTAAATTTGATATATCTAAATTATCTTTTTTTAGTAATACGGCAACCGTTTTTAAATTATCTTTTTTTAAAATTAATTTGCCTTCATTTTGAGATAATTCTATTCTATTGTTTGTATCTAATAATTTAATTATATCATCAGAAACATCATGTCCAAGCATTTTATAATTCTATTCTAATAGATTTATTATTTAAATCAATTACAAATCTGTTGTCAGTTGATCTTAAAACCCCTGTAGTGACAGTTCCTAAATTTGTTGAAATTTCTGCCAAATTATTTGCATTAATTGAAGCACTTGTAAAGATATTTGCTGCAAGCTGACCTCTTCCGATAGTTCCAGTAGTAATTTTAGAACCATCAATTGAATTTGCTGCAAGTTTTATTCCTGTGATGCTATTATCTTGTATCTTATTTGTTGTTATAGAATTGGCAGCAATTTTTATTGCAGTAATTGAATTATCAGAAATTTCTCTAGTAGTAATAGTATTACTTACTAGTTTATTCCCTGTAATTGCATTCGCTGCAATTTTAGTACCTATAACTGCATTCGCAGCTAATTCTACATTACTTACCTGTCCTGGATTTAATGCTACTCCAGTAATAGTACCCGAACCCGAATTAGGTGTAAAGAAGTCCCAAGAAGTTTTTGTGGTATTTAAAATATAAGTAGCAGAACCAACAATGACCAAATCACCAGGATTATATCTCGAAACATCTGTTGGCAACGTTGCTAATGTAGGAATTCTTGCTGTAATAGTATTTGCAGTATACTGCGGAATGGTTTTCCATGTCGAATCATAAATGTATAATCCGGCATTAATACCAGATCCTGTTACTCTAAAAAGTTCGCCTACGTTAGCTGTAACCGGCAGTGCAGTTCCAAAACTAATTCCTCCGCCGCTTCCTCCGCCCGAAACATACTCACTTAACAAACGCCATTGGCCACCTATGAAAATATAGGCAACGCTTCCCACAACTACTGTTCTTCCTGAGTAATTGCTTACGTCTCCCACTGACGGCAAGGATGCTAAAACTTGTAGTCCCGCCGGAGCGCTTGTTGTTACTAAACTACTTAGTAGTCTCCAGGTACCTGATAAAAATACATATGTTAAAGCATTACCAGTTTCATAAAATAGAGTTCCTTCTGCTGCAGTTTGTGGTCTAACCGTAGCAATGGTAAGAGCAGTATCTCCTCTAAATCTAACCCAACGTGAATCTGAACCAGACAATCGGGCAATAGATGGATTTGCGGGTAGCCCTGCACCATTTCCTGTAGGATATCCAGTAAAAATCCAAACGTCGCCATTGAAGAAAACGATTCTTCCTTCGTGATTACCTAATGTAGGTAAGGAAGAAACTACGGGGATACCATTAACAGTGACATTCGCTGAAGTGGATCCCACTACTACTGTAATATTTGCCGCACTAACTCCGCCAGTAAAATTTGTAATTTGTTGATTGACGTAGTTTCTAGTAGCTAAAGATTCACTAAACCAAGTAAGAGTTCCGTCTTCACTCATTAGCAAAGAATCGGACCCGTTTAGTGAAAACCCGATTGTACCTGCCGCGGGGCGATACATACCAGTATCTCTATCGTTTGCCCAAGAGTATCCCGGATTCTGTCTACTGTCGGTTGGAAAGGCGAAAACCTGACCTCCTGAATACAAAGAATTGAAATTTTCATTTACTTTTACAAAAGCATCTCGTAAAAGATCACCATCTCCGCTATTAACGGATGAGCCAACATTTACATTGGAGAAATTTCTTTGTACTGGCATAATTTTAACTTAAATTTAAATGGTTTTTAATTTTTGCTATTTCTATTTTTAGCATATTTATTTCTTGTTCCATCGTCCTTACTAATCTTGCTTGTTTTCTTTTTTCTTTATGCTCTAATAATAGATCAAGATTAGTATTTAAAATAGCATTATTTTCCGGATCCTTAACATAATCAGGATTATCCTCAATCTTTAAATATTTTTCAATCATATTAAATCAATGCTGTAGCCACTAGTTTTTTAATTTTTGGTAGATAAATTGGGTTATTAGCATAAAACACAATCTTTATCTGATAATGTGCAAAGTCTTTATAAGAAGCAGTAACATCTACTGCCGAGGCAACTGCGGATGACACAGTGTATTCTAAATCTGGTTCTAAAAGTCTGTACACTTCTTGAACAAAGGTATCATCATCTGTACCTGCGAAAGATTTCGCAGCAGGAGAAACTAAAGGTAATCGTACCCAAGGTCTTGCCTGAATACCCGTACTAAATGCTTTATCATTTCTAGACAGCACTCTACCAAAAACTTCGATTTCCGTTCCAATTTTTCTGTTGACATCTACTCTAACTTCTAATCCAGTAGAATCGAACCCCTCTGCTAAAGACACAACTTTACTAATGTATCTAGAACGGGCACTTCCATTATTTGGTTTTAATTCAGACGATGATATATCTGAGGAATATGCGTTAACAGTATTTCTAAAAATTTGGGATTTGAATAGTTGTTTGTCTAACATAGGAGATACATCTTCAGATTTCGTAGTTAAAGAAACCTGCATTTTAATATCTCCGACATTTTTCACCGATTGTCTGCCCGGCAAATCTATAGTATCGCCTGGTATCAAAGGTCTAAATTCGGTTTTTTCTCGAGAAACCGTGTCGTTAGTAGTCTGTATTTTATATTCTACGAAAGCAGTATCGCCTAAACCTATTGCAGTAGATATTAATCTTAATCTATTATAATCTATTTCTTGAATATCCGGGGATACCATTTCAAATGTTACGGTGCCCGTATCAAATTTTGCTTTTCTTAAATAGAAGGTTAAATCTTCATTTGTAGATGCTAACCAACCTCCAGTATTTTGTGCCTTAAATAATCTACCAGAAAATGGATTTTTAACTTTTCTTCCATCTGCACTAGATGCGCTAAACAATTTATACTTATCAGATTTCGTCAGAACACAAAAAGCATATTCGCCAGGTTTTAAATATATTGGATGAAGAAAGGTAAAATCTGTAGGAGTAACATTCTGACCTTCGACATAATTTGGTATAGAGGAAGGTGGAAGAAATATAGAGGTACCTGAAAAATATTCTGTAGTAGATGGAGCATTGCCATCCATTGGTCTAAGTTCAACTCCTAAAGGAAGCTTATCATCTTTTTTACTAACAAATAATCCTACTCCCGTAACTACAACGCCTAGAGGATATCTAACCTCATCGACAATGAATGTTTGGGAAAGAGGATTTAATTTACTTAAGGTATTATTTTCTTCGCCTGAAGTTCCCGCCACTGATGTTCTAAGCTTTTCTGTTTTTCTTAATGATATAGTTCCGCCTTGTTCAGTATCAACTAAACTAAGGCCGTGATTCACAAAAGTAGTCTCAGAAATAAATTTGCAGTTATCTATACCATCGGGACTATCGCCGAAGGTTATTTTCATTTCCCCCGTTAAAAACTTATACTGTCCTTCTGTGCTGGGAATATACAAATATCCTATAGCTGATCCAAGTTGATCTGTAATAATAGAATCACCAATCAAAGCTCCGTTAGTTGTCGGACCAGTAAAGTTAGTTATGTTTACGCCATTAACATAAGTATAAATTTTGATACCGGGAGGCATATCATTAACTGCAAAAGACATAACCTCAGATCCAGCATAAACTGGAAAACTATTTTCTCGTGTTCCGGTTACCGCAGAGCTTGTTTCTGTTGCCATTTTAAATCCTTATTAAAGAATAATCTATTGATTTGTATCCATTACTTTCAATTTGTACAGCTTTTGGATAAAGTTTTTCTACCTCGTGCGCCATAAAGCCTTTATATCTACCATACCCCGCAATTCGTTTAAACTTATTTTTATATTCGAATTCGTATAGATTCAGCCCATTTGCTAATTTCTTTTTCAAGATTATATTTTTCTTCATTCGAATATCTGAAAATAGTTTTCGTAGTCCTTTCCAAATTGCTTGAACAACTTTGACTCCGACGTATACTAAAGCAGCTACTGCTACTGCTTGAACCACCACAGGTGCGGCCAACACTTTTGTATAAGCAAGATTCAATCCATTTGCTGCAACTTTGGTTACTGCACCAATGATAGGAACTCCTGAAGTTTTTACAGCTAAGGATTCTGCTGCAAGCGATAAAGAACCCCACGTTGCAGTTACTGCGCCAGATGTAACAAAGCCAATTCCCGTATGAATTCCCTCTAAAGTCGAAGCAATTGGTTGATTAAAAATGTTCTTCAAACTTTGTCCAATTAAACTGGCACCTTCGGATGCTGAAGCCCATGCAGCATCACCAAAAAATTGTGCCCCTAAACTTCCACCAGTAATAGGTCCACCCACCGAAGGCACAAGAGCAGATACACCTGATCCAGTTAAACTATTATATATCCACGTTGCACCTATCTTCACTGCCTTATACGGCCAGGAAACAATTTCCATAATTCCATCTATAGATTTAAATGCCTGTAAAACAGTATGACCTACTTCTCTTGCCGCTGCCCAAGCTATACTTAGAGTAGATTCTCCTTGGTAGGCAGCAATTAGAGCATAATCTGTGTACCCTGTTACTGCAGCACTAAAGGTTGCTTTTGCTGCTATAGCTTTAGCAGTTTTGTAGGCAATCGCTCCCGCAACTAGCAATCCTCCAGTTAAAAGCGCATTAACTCTAAGACTGTTTTTCTTAGAAACTTCTGCTCTTCCCCTTCCATCGTCCACTCCTCCCGGATTTACAAAAAGTTCAGTATTCGCTTCTAAATTTGATACAAATAATTCTTCAACATATCTTTTAGTTATAATATCATTGAATAAGAATATATCATTATCCTGAACCACACCCATATCTACATTAAATACGCCAAAAGTAGGAAAGCACTCTTCGTTTTCAACGTCGATTGCTACAGAAAAATAACCACTTGATAAATCTGCAGTATCAAAATCTTTAAAGTTTTCTACAAGTATTCCTGCCTTTAATAAAGTATCCCCCACTTCATTAACAACAGTAGATCTTAATATACTAATTTCAACTCCATGAAGTTTAACTGTTCTATCTAATTCTTTAGTTAAAGTTTCAATCTTTGCAATATCACGCATAGTAAAACGTTTATTTTCCTCATAAACAATGTTAACCTCGTATGCATTGTTTAAGTACGGAGGAACTTCAAGGGTGGCAATACTTAATTTAGTTAAATCTGAATTGTCTACAATTTCCCCAGGAATAACAGTTTCTCTACCGGATTCCACATAGAATTTATTATACGGAGAATCATAATTTTGTAAATTATTCGTCACATAAATTTTATCTTTTCTTCCTGCATAGTATGTGATATCTGCTTCAGTAGTTATAGAAGCATTAGGAATTACTGCAGGAGAAAAATCTTGATAATCAGAATCATCTATTCTTCTTGGTCTAAAATCTATAGAATCTCTTAATACATATTCTGCAGAATCCACAATTGATCGATATATTGGTAAACTACCATATTTGTCTGAAGGATACGACTGTACTGTTACAGGACCCTCGCCCGAATGAGTATAGTAGTCAAATGTTATAAGAACATTGCCTGGAGGTAAATCTGAGCCTATATAAGTTACACTACCATGATCATAAAAAATATCAGTTTGGCCATTATCTAAAAGATATTGGGTATTATCTTCTTTTTGTACTTGTGCCCAAGCATTAGTAAATAAAGGCGATACATTGTTAGAAGGTAAAACCGCTTTATATGCAGAACCAACATAAGTTACTATATCATCATACGTATAACTATTTGCACTATTCCAATTTCCTAAATATTTTTGCGGATTCGTCATTAAATGAACACCGCCAAAAGAATTTATATCCGACTTACCCAAAGAATACTTCAGATCCGCCTTTTTAATATCAATTATTTTTGCCTGTGCACCAACCAAAGTTTTCTTTCTTGGTTGTAAGTTATCGTTTTCTATAGTTAAACTAACATCAGCTAATCCCGTAAATGTAGCATCTCCGGTATCAATAGTTAAGGTAGAAGAGTCTGCGGAAATAGTAACGGTACCTGATTCAAAATTAAATGCGCCTAATTTAATACTTGCCGTTGCACCAGATTTAACCAATACAATAAAATTAGTTCTTGCAGTACTTGCAGGTACGACACCATTCCCTAAGGCAAAAGTTTCGGGTAGAGATAAAGTCTTAGTAAAAACGCCCGAAGTGAAAACTGCATTTTTGAAAACTTTATTATAAGATGTTTGTATTCTATTTAAAGATTTGACGTAGCTTTTATTTATTGGATATACTAAACAATCTATTGATTTATCTTTATCAAAAATTATTGCCTCATCTGTTGCAGGATTGATTCCTCCGGCTGATATCTTAGCATAAAAGAAGGGGCTCGCATAAGTAGCAGCAGTACCTTGATTTGTTAAACTATTAGCTACACCTACAATTGATTTAATTTTCTTTACATTAAGATTACCGTCAAAGAATGGACTACCATTAACGGTTTCTAAATATGTTTTAGAATTAGTTCTTAATCTATTATAATCATTGGTTAAATCTGCAAGATTCGTCGGCTCGGGTGGAGAAAATACGAATTCTCGTTTAACCTGTTCAATATCTTTATTAACTTCAATCCATCTTTTTACCCAAAATGCTAATCCGGCGTTGTCGGGTTCTCTAAATAATCCATAAAATGGTGTGCTAGCTGGACCATAATTTCCTAATAATGCATTGGTATTGTAAAGTGCCGATGTAATGTATTGTCCATCCTCAATTGAAAGTTTATATTTTCTTGACCAGGCGTCCCAGTCAACGGGTGTCTCTATTTTTGGAAAATAATTATGGAAGTATAATTTGTAATCCGGAGAATCTCCTCCAATAAAAGTATCATATTCTAAATTTTTAAATGCTATAGTACCAACTAAAGAAGTCGTGTCTGTGGGGCTTTCTACGTTGTGCAATTCTAAGAACATAGAACTGGCTTCAAGATCAGCCGGATCAATTAAAGAGTGTCTTACTCCTGCAACTTTAAAGTAATTTCCATAACTGGTATTAATGTTATAGTCTAATCTAGTTTCAGTTGTAGTTGGTTTAGGAATAGTAATTCTAGTAGCATCTACTGTTCTAACTAAATATCCACCAACATACGCTTTTCCTGCAGATATGGTAAAAGTCAAATTCGGATCTTCATCTAAAGTAACTACGGGAGTAATTTGGAAAGGTGAAACCACATAGCTGCCCGATTCATCATATGTTCTATCTGCCAATATTTTATCTATAGATCCCTCTGCAGATATTTCTGCAATAAACTCAGTTTTTCCTCGATTAAAATATAATAAAGGAATTAAATTTTTAGAATCCTCAATTGCTTGTCCATCTACAACGTCTAAACTAGCTATTTTTAAATCTAATTTAAGTCTGTCTGCGCCTGGTGCAAAATAATTTGAACTTTCTAAGGCAGGATCTAAAAGAGTAGAATCATCTTCACTAGTTATAATCTGCTCGTCACTTAAAAGCGCAATTAGTTTTGTTGGCAAAGATGTATTCTTATCTGGGACTATTCTTTGCTTTAAACATTTTACGAAAAATCCTCTCTTATAAAATATTGCTTCATCTTGAGTAAGAATAGAAGTTGGACAAGTAGCTTTCTTAACAAATGATACATTTTCGCTTCCTATTACCACTCCTGGGGGTTCATTTATTTCTAGACGAGTTGTGCTTATAATTGATACTACATAAAGCTTTTTATTTAAAATAGGATGTACTAATAAATCGCCTATTTCTATAAGAGTATTTGGATTGTCTAAAATTACAGTAGTAGAAAAATTAGACAAGGATGCTGAGGCATTTTTAGTAATATCTACAGTAGTAACCGCAGTAAAATCGGGTGCGGTTTTATTTAGAGCGTCAGTATAATCTAAATAAAAATTTAAGACCGTTCCTTCGTCAAACATACCATCATTAGTAGCATTGAATCTTTTCAACGATATAACTATGCTAGGAGGGTCACCTATTTCAGGATCATCCGCATCATACACAAATTCTACAAATCCTAACACTTCAGAATCTGTAGATGTTACATAGGTGTTTAATAAATTTTTTAAAACTAAAGGAGAGCCACCACTATCATTTGCCTCTAATCTGATAGTTCTACAGTTTATATTGACTGAAGGTTTCGGACCATTTACTTTATTACCATCTTTAAAAAGAAAATTACCTACAGTCTTAACTTGATTTTGAAGTATAGTTTGAGACTGCGTAAGTTCTCTCGCTTGTACTGCAACACCGGGTTTGTAGAGTACTCTTACATAATTTTTGTTTTCGTCAAAGTCGTCAAAGTAAGGGGAAACATTAGTATCTACTGCCATATTTTTTCCTTAAAATTCTAATACGAGGTGAAGATTTTCTGATTGGTCTGGGGACCTAGTTATAGGATTTCTGTTTTCAATGTATAAAATCTCCCCAGTATCTGAAAGAACTTCTGAAGCTAAGTAATTTACAACTCTAGCAGTTGCTCCCGAAGTTTTTCCTATAATATTTTCACCTACAGTAAATTTATTAAAGTTTTTAGTTAAGTCTACAACTTGCACATATCTTATAAAGCCGTTTCCGGAAATAACATTTGATGTTATGGCGTATGCGTTTGCCGAGGAAACTGTTCCTTCAATAAATTCATTATTTAAAAATACACCATTAATATTTGATAATGTTATACCAGCCAATCCATTTAGCGTAGCCGCATTAGCTACACCATTTAAAATATTTTTTGGATTTTTTATTAACCCCAATTTTCTATATGAAAATCCGCCAGGAAAATCTCCAAACCCCTCGTTGTATTCTGTTTTAACATTAATCATAATATAATGCCCGCCCAATTCTGAAATTGGATCTGAACCATGTCCTCCAATTGGGCTAATTATAGCTTTTAGATTTGCACCTCTTCCGTTTGAAGTAGGATCTGAAATATACGCATTTGCAAATCTATATTTACTTCCATTATTTTGATATACGAAGTCGTAAATAACTCCTAAACTTTGTTTGGTTCCTATGTTAGCATTAATACCATCACCGTCAATTAAAACTTTAGCATTGACAGAATAGTCAATGCCCCCGCTATATAATTTGATAAATTCAATTGCACCATCTTTTCCTGCCGATGCAACATCTTCATTTTTTCTAACGGGCATCCAATTGTCCGTTAGAAATCTTAATCTATCAACATTACTCACAGTATACAGATATTTCCATTTATATCCGTCAGATGTTGAAAAAATATTTAAATTTTTTCCCGTAGGCTCTATTGTTGATTTGGTTCCATTATTATTACTTATACATTTATATACATCTAATTCTTTATTTAGAACATAGAATTCTTTTTCCAAAAGATTAGTATCTTCGTGGTTATATTCAGAATAAACTGTGTCTTTTGTCCAATTGATTCTTTTTATTACATTAACTATATTGTTCGGAGACACTCTTTTTAAAGAAATAATTTCATCCCATATTTTAGCATAATCTTGATTGGAATCAATGGGGTCAGGTGGGACATCGTTTGTGGAACTCCACGCAGTTGGTTTAGCTAAAAACATATACAAAGAATTATTGCTAGAACTAGAAAACTGTTCCATAAAAACCTTTGCATTATGAATTTTGAATTGTTTGGTAACTAGGGTCGGCATCTATTATTTATTAAAGATTATAGGATAATGTTAAAGAATCTACGGTTACATTTGACCCGAAATAAACGGTTGTACTTGTGTCGATTTCAGTGTCACCAATAGTTTTAAATTCTGTAGAAGTAATACCCGTTTCTTCTATTGATTTAACTCCTAAATTTAGGGTTTCACTTGGTAACGTCTCATTATTTATTTCGCTAAAAATAGCCAATCCTGCGGGATGTAAGAGAGGTTTTACAGCTTCTCTCCACTCTTCTATAGAAACTTTTGATTGTATTACATAGGAAAAGGGTTGATAAAAAGCTAAATCTTCTTCTTTGGCAAAAGCAGTTTTTCCTTGAATAACCATATTTTCAGACAACAGTCCTGAGCTATCCTTCCAATAACTTATACCGGAAGATGTGCTTCCTATATTAGCTTTTAAAATTGCAGAATCTAGGCATCTAACTATTATATTTCCCGAGTATATCTCATCTTGAATATCTGCAGTATTTCCGGAATCTAGTATTCTAATAATTTGCGATGCTGCAAGAGAATCTTCAATAGCTAGATAAAAATATTCAGGTAATTCTTGAACAAGGTCA